AAAGAGAAAAGCGCCGGTAGATACAAGCTTTCTTAAAGATCACATAACAACGAAATATCCAGGTATGGAAGCACACATACACGCTGAAGCCGGTTATTCCGGTTATCAGGAGTATGGCACCCGTTACCAACCAGGGACGCCTTTCATGCGTCCAATGATCCAGGAAATTCAACCACAATTTCAGGAAGATATGACAAACGTAATGAAGGGGGTTTTTAAATGACGCCAAACCATGAATTATTCAGATTGATTTATCAGATGGCGGAAGCAAAGGCCCAAACCTTTGACTTTTTGCCCGAAGCTGGGACACAATACCCCTTTATCTATATAGGCGAAAATAACGCCCTAGAAAGCCCAAATAACGACCTTTGGGGTGAGGTAGGCCAAACGGTCCACATTTACGCTGAAAGGACACAGCGGGGAGTTTTGGACGATATAACAGCCTATTTAGAAACGAATGTCAAGAATATTTCCGGGAAGTGGGAATATCACTTACAGCACACTAACACAAATAAACAGATCATACCAGATAATACAGACGTCCGGCCTTTGCTTCATGTGGTCCTGGACGTTTTTTATACCTATACTAAGAAGGAGAAAAAATAACTAATGGCTGAATTAATTCAAGGAAAAGACTATATCGCGTTTTTCCGACGCGTTAAGGACCAAAAGAAACAAGACGCCGGAAAAGTAAGATTCCAAACGGAATTAACTTTGAACGCTGAAAAAGAAGTAGAAAACACAAAAACCAAGGATGGAGTTGTGAACTCTGTTTCAGATGGTGAAACTTCAGGCGAATTTACTTCACTTGCTTACCGTGAAGATAAAGACACGGTTAATATGTGGAAGGAAATGCGCCAATGGTTCCGCAATACTGATAAGATTGAAGTTTGGATCGTGGACCTAGCAAGCAAGCGCGAAGATCAAGGTAAGGAAAAATATGACGTGGAATATTACCAAGGATTCTTCAAAAACTTTGAAATTTCTGCGCCGGCAGATGATAAGGTTGAATTGACCTATGAGATGGCGATTGATGGTAATGGTGTAATCAGTACAGATACACTCACAGAAAGCCAAAAATCCGCTATTAATAAGGCACAGTATGAATACCATACTTTGGCTAAAGAGGGCGAAGGTACAGGGTTACCAGCTTAATTTTTCAGGGGCTTATTAAAGCCCCTTATTTTTTAAATTTTTTTTGAAGGAGAAAAACAAACATGATTTTAAATATTGGTGGAAAAGACTATACTTTACGCTTTGGGATTGGTTTCTTGCGTGAGATGAATAAGCTTCATTCGGTTGAGATGGAGGGGATGAAAACAGGTTATGGCGCTATGGCTATGTTCAACGCCGGACGCGCAATGAATGACCCTTTGGCATTGATTGACTTGATTAAGTCCGCGACTGTTACGGAAGCCCAAAAACCATCAAATGACGCTATTGAAAAATTCCTTGAAGATCTAATCACTGAAGAAAAGTATGATCAGACCATTGAGGAAATCATGAACGAGTTAAAAGCGTCACCCCTACTCAAAAAGGCCATGAACCTAGCGGAGTAGGGCAAGCGCAAGAATCAAGTTCTAATTTTGGTTATGATGAGGCTTTGGCGCTTTTAATTGCCCGGCACGGAATGACTTTCAAAGAGGCTATGCGGACAACGCTAGAAGAATTTGAAATCTATAATATGGCTTACGCAATCCAGCAAGAAGACAAGCGGTTAAATTCTGCTATCCAGGCATGGTTTAACCAGTCTGTTAAAGCACAAAAGGGACGCGGTAAGTCCGCCCGTCCGGCATTTAAAAATTTTAATGATTTTTATGACCATCAAAAAGAATTTGACAAGATTTTCAATAGAAATCAACCTAACCAGTCCGGACCAAACAGAAAAATGGATATGGCTGAAAGAAATAGGTTGATGAATAAGGCATAGAAAGGAGGTAATTAATGGGAGCAAATTTTGACGTAACAGCCATACTAAAGGCGAACGTTTCCGACTTTAAAAGCGGTTTGAAAGAGGCCCAAGCCTCCCTTGTTAGTTTGAAAAATCAGACTGGTTCAAGCCTTGAAAAGTTGAGCGGTTCGATTAATACTGTAGGTGATTCCATGATGAAAGTAGGCGCTGGAATGACAGCCGGTTTTACTTTGCCGGTAGCCGGTGCCGTCGGTGGTGTCATTAAATCTTTTGCCAACTTGGAACAAGCCCTGGGCGGGGTTGAAACACTCTTTAAAGATTCCGCTGGAACTGTTATCAAAAATTCAGAAACAGCATACAAGCGGGCCGGCATTTCCGGCGTGAAATACATGGAGCAAGTTACTTCCTTTTCTGCTAGTTTGTTACAGGGGCTTGGTGGTGATACCGTCCAAGCTTCAAAATATGCTGATATGGCTATTGTGGACATGGCTGATAATGCGAATAAGTTCGGAACGAATATTCAGGACATTCAAAATGCTTATCAGGGGTTCGCAAAAGACAACTATACTATGCTAGATAACTTGAAACTTGGTTATGGTGGTACGCAAGAAGAAATGGCCCGGCTAGTTAATGAATCGGGCGTAATGGGTGACAGCTTTAAGGCTACGGCTCAAAACGTGAAGGATATTCCGTTCGATAAGCTTATACAAGCCATCCACGTTACACAAGAACGAATGGGAATCACCGGAACAACGGCCAAAGAGGCGAGTGAAACGGTGGCAGGATCCTTTGAATCTATGAAAGCTTCCGCCCAAAACTTGGTAGCGGGGCTTGGTCAGAAAAACGCTGATATAAAAACCTTGATGGAAAACCTGAAAGATTCAATAATCACATTCAAGGATAATATTGTACGCGTTTTAGGTACTATCTGGGATAACTTACCACTTGAACCGTGGCAGAAATGGATTGGCGCGATTGTGGTTTCTGCTGGTCCAATCCTTACGGTAGTAGGTACCATTACTAAGGTAGTAGGTGGAATTGTTGGAATTGTAAGCAAGGTTTCAAGCGGTGTTTCCGCCCTAATTACCGGTTTCCAAAGTGCAACCGCTAGCGGTACAGCCGTTTCCGGCGTGTTTGGTTCGATTGGTAGCGCCCTTGGTGCTATTAGTGGCCCTGTTTGGGTAGTAATTGGCCTTATTGCGCTATTCGTGGCCGGTTTGGTGGGCTTGTATAAATCAAGTGAAGAGTTCCGAGATAAGGTTAATTCAGCCTTTCAGGCTGTTTCTAAGGCTGTTTCAAGTGCCATTAATGAAGTAGTGGCCTTTGTGAAACAGATCTTTGGGAGCCTTATTTCTTGGTGGAATGAAAATCACCAGCTTATTCTTCAAACGGCTGAAACAATCTGGAACGCTATAAAAGCAGTTATTGAAACTATAGTCAATGCAATAGCACCGGTTATTGAAGCCGGTTGGAATGCGATAGTTCCAATAGTAACAACGGTTTGGAATGCCATCAAAAACGCAATAGAAACCGTTTTAAACGTGATTCTTGGAATTATTAAGTTAGTAATGCAGATCATCAACGGCGACTGGTCCGGTGCCTGGGAAACTATCAAGGAAATCACTAGTACGATTTGGGAAGGTATTAAAACTGGTATTGAAATAGCTATTCAAGGCTTAATTGCAATTATCCAAGCCGGTCTTAATCTCTTGAAAGAAATTTGGACGGTTATTTGGAATGTAATAGCTACGGTTTTACAAACAATTTGGGACCTTATTGTTTCAATCGTCCAAACCGCTATCCAGGTTGTGAGTGACGTTATTAATGCTGTACTAACCTTTATTTCAGACCTTTGGAATAATATTTGGAACGGGATTTTGACGATTCTACAAACAGTTTGGAATGCAATCACAGGAACAGTAACTACTGTTATCAATGCAATCAAGACCACGATTGAAACCGTGCTGAATACAATTTCAAACATCTGGAATACAATTTGGGGCGGTATTAAGGACTTTACTGGCTCTGTTTGGGACGGAATTAGTTCTATTATCAGTGGGATCCTTGGAGTGATTACTGGTGTTATTACTAGCGCTTGGAATGGTATCAGTTCTTTCTTGTCTGGTATTATGTCCGGTATTAGTTCGCTTATTTCTTCCACTTGGAATGGCATTACGTCCGGAATTAGTGGATTCATGAGCGGAATTACTAGCACTATCTCAAACGGTTGGAACACAGTAGTATCAACAGTTACCACAGCCGGTTCTAACATTGTCAACGCGGTTACTACCGCTTTTTCTGGCGCGGTAGATGGCGCTAGAAACTTTATTAGTGGGGCTATTGACGTAGGGGCTAACTTAATCAATGGTTTTGTGGACGGTGTTAAAAACTTTGCCGGTAACTTGATTAATGCCGTAGGAGACGCGGTAAGTGGTGCGATTAACTGGGCTAAAAATCTGCTTGGTATCCATTCGCCATCACGGGTATTTAAACAGTTTGGTATCTATACCGACCAAGGTTTCATCAACGGGGTGGATAGCAAGGCTGAAAACGTGGCTAAGTCAGTAGGTGGAATGGCTCAAGGGGCTATTGATGCATTTACTAATAAGGACTTGTCCGGGGTATTCCAAGATGAACTAAGCACAGTAGAAGGTGCTTTGGGAAGCTTGACCGCTTATGATCCAAACGTTAATTTTGATGGTGGAATTTTGACAGTGAACCAACAGCCGGCAGATATTACCTTGAAACTTGGAAGCACGACTTACCGAGCGTTTACAAATGACATCACAAGAGAACAAGAAATGGAATTAATTTTAGGAAGTTATTAGAAAGGGTGATGAAGTATGTATAACTATACTAGTTTAGGAAAATTAGATCAGGAAGTTGCTACTTTTGAGCCTAGCGATAACCTACTAATTAATGGACAACCTCTTAATAGTTTAGTTGAGGGTTACAGACATTTAACAGTAACAGGCCGGGGCTTATTGGGGCAGAACGTTTCCACTACAAAAGTCCCTGGCCGGCGTGGTGTTTGGGTGGATGGTTTTTCAGACGAAGAACGCACCCTAGAAATCAAGTACCAACTAAAAGCAGACACCAGCGCCCAAATGCGGGACAAGTTCGCTAAACTAAATAAAATTCTAAGGACACACGCCTCTAGCGGATTCCTTGAAATTTCTTTCCAGGATGAACCGGAATACATTTACTACGGTTATTTCAACGGGGCGGATAGTTTTGAAGAAACAAGCCTAAGTATTGTTAGTAAGTTCAACTTGCTGATTCCGGATGGTTACAAGAAAAAACGGCCCCAAAATTCAACGGGGCCTATTTCTTTGGTGGACGCGGTGGAAGTGTTACCAGAATCTATCACGGTTACACCAACCAAGACCACAAACCAACTTCAAATTTTGAATGGGTCCAAGGTGCTTTCTTTTGCCGGGACCTACACACCCGGTAAAGATATTATTATTTCTTTTGATCCGGATGAAATCAAAATTACGTTTGGTGGCCGGAATATTCTAAGCGAGTTGGAGCGGTTCAGTCCGCTAGAGAATTTTACAGTCCGGAACGGTGACACAATAACCGCGGTTAATGCGACGGTTAAGAAGGTAGTTTGGAGGGATGAAAGAGCATGATTTATCTTTTTGATGAAAAAGAAAAGCTTGTTAAAATCGTAAATCGAAAAGCGGTTAAAACAGCCCTTCAGACTTATTCATTGACCACTGAAAACTATGTTTCAGATCGCTTGACGGTTGAGACAAAGGCGCTAAATGATGATGATTTCGAACAAGTGGAATATATGGCCATCCAATCAATGGAAAATAGCCATCAATACCACTACTTTTATATTGCTCAAAAGAAAACAGTAGGCGATATTACGACCTTTACGGGTGTACAGTCCGGAATTGAAGAACTAAGAAAAACCCCGGTCTTTGACAAGCGCCCTAATAATATGCGGGCCGAATCCGTCGTTAATGACCTTTTGAAAAATACAAACTGGCGCGCCCGGTTTGTTGCTGAAACAATCAACCGTAGCACTAATTTCTATTACATTTCTGTTTTTGACGCCCTGAAAAAAATCTGTAAGGTTTGGGGCTTGGAAATGCAATTTTTCGTGGAAATGAACGGTAACGGAATTGGCGCCCGGTATATTGATTTTAAAAAGAGAATTGGTGAAGCTACTGGGAAGCGGGTAGTTTATGGACACAATGCCCTGGAGATTTTAAAAGAGATTGAAAGGACCAATATTTACACCGCCTTGGTGGGCCGTGGAAAAGGCGAACAAGTTTCAAGTGCTGAAGAAAGCGGGAAGGAAGCGGACGGCTACGGCAGAAAAATCACTTTTGAATCCGTGGTATGGTCCAAGGCTAAAGGGAACCCGCTAGATAAACCGCTGGGCCAAAGATACCTAGAAGATCCGGAAATGACTAAACGGTACGGGATCAAGAATGCGGATGGAACCATGAGGGCCAAGATTGGTTTTGTTGATTTCAATGAGGAAGAAAACCCTAATGAGTTGATAAAACTGACTTACCAAGCCTTGGTTAATGCGTCCCGTCCACAGCTTACCCTTAAAACGTCAAGCGTTTATCTGAAAGGTGTTAAAATCGGGGACACTATCCGAGTTGTCCGACATGATAAAAAGCTAGACTATGATACACGGATTTTTGAAATTACTTTCAACCGTTTAAACAATAAATCTAGTGACATCAAGTTGGGCGACCAAATAAGTGAAAGCGCGAACTCAAAAATTCAAAGTGTAGCAGATAAAGCGGTAGAAGATTTTATTAACAATGAATTTAATAGCTTTGTCAAAAACTTACCTGATTTTGTTAGATCCGCGGACGGTTACAACACTAATTGGTATAGCGTGGAGGATCCTGTTAAGAAATACCCTAAAAAAGTATTGATTAATGATATTTGGTACAAGCCGGATCCAGAACATGAAGGACACACCATCATGCAACGCTGGACGGGTGAAGCCTGGGAAGAAATCCTAAGAACTTACAATGAAGTAAGTTTGCGGGAAAAAATTGATCAGAAGTTTAATGAATTGAAACAAACGACTGATCAGGCAATCCAAACAGCTAACCAAAAAGCTGAAGAAGCTTTAAAAAAAGCCGGTACCATTCCGGACACCGCTAGACTTTCCGAGCAGATAAAACAGCAGATTTTAGCTAGTCAAGACTTAAACCAGAAAGTCACAGAAAGCCTCAACCAGACCGACGGCGGGGTTATTTACAACAAGATATTGCAAAATATCAAAACCGAATTTACACCTAAAACGGCTTTTGATAGTTTTGAAAGAAGCACTAATGACGACCTTTCAGAATTGAGGCTAAAGGCGGATGAATCGGAAAGAAAAATTATTAGGCAAAACATAGAGTTTAACAAGCTAACTGAATCTAATAAGATTTATGAAAGAATTTTGGGAACGTCTGAAACAGGCGCGCCGGATAAGTTATCACGGCTTGTTATGTCTAGTGAGATTTTCCGGACGGAAGTAGGCAAGTATGTCACAGATGATAACAATTTAATCGTTAATTCGCTGACGATGGACAAGAGCACACTTGTCGGGAACAACAATCCCAAAGCGAATATTTCAGTCGATAACGGTATTTTTACGATTAAAGCAGAAGGACTAACCGGCTATAATTGGTCAGGCTTCACACTTCCCATCTATGTTAAAAAGATTTATCAAGATGAAACTTATACTTTAGGTTTTAAATTTCGAATACTTTCAAAACTTGATAGCGTTTTTGCTTTTAACATCAAAAACCACGGGTTAAATAAACTTTTATTAAATGCTGATATTGGAACGCCTAATAGTCAGGCTTCTGAAGAGTGGTATGAGTTCCAAAGGACGTTTACGGTTCAAGAGGATTTCGAGTTTGGTGAGGACAAAAACTTTCCGTTTTATATTTATCTAGCTAAGAATGGTTGGATTGAGTTCAAGGAACCTATTTTGGTACGAGGTAGCAGAACGGGAACATATAAGCCTAGCCAATTCGATGACGCTTATAAGGCAAGCGAAGAAGCTGAAAATCTTGCTGGCGACGCGCAGAGTAAAGCCGTCCAGGTGGCCCAAGGTTTGGAAGCTACACGGACGCAAGTCACACAACTAGCCGGTTCCTATTCGATCCGGAACATTAACAGCGCGGGGGACGTACTGGGGCAATTAAACTTAAACCCGGATGGATCAATAAGAATTAATGAAGGTTTGCTTTCTATTGGCGAAAAAACCTATATTAAAGATGGCGTTATTAAAAAAGGAATGATTGGAAAGGCCCAAATTGACACGGCACACATTAAAGAAATCGACGCTTCACAAGCTCACATTTTCAACCTGAATGTTAATAATATCAACGGTTTAAACTCTGAATTTATTAAGGCTAAGATTGAATTCGCTTTGGTGGAATGGCTAAGAGGAAAAACAATTTCCGCTATAAATGATAAAACCGTGTTTAACCTTAATGATGGTCGTTTGGCTTTTCGTGATAATAACACCGGTATCTATCGCGAAGAACCTGGGGCGTCAAGTCAAGGAATGTTCTTTAGAAACGACGACATCCGCGTAGATGGTTATCATAGAATTAACTCAAAAGTTATTATCGGGGCAGATCGTCGCGATAACGATATTTTTCGTAATTGGAACCGCGGGGGATTCAATGGAATGATAGTAGATACCGTTCGCGGTATTGGTACGGGTGACCATGAAAACGCTGATAAGGTGACTTTTGTAGCTGACAGATTTAACTTTACGCACTCTTATGATTACGATTCAGTCACTAACTCAAACCCCTACGGTTGGAGAATTTCAACGTGGGGCACTACGACTATCGCGCCTTTTGGGACAAATGGAAGAAATACCAATATGCAAGCCGGCGATTTCCTACTAATCAATAACGGAAGTAATGGCGTATGGTTACGGCAAGTTTTGCGGAGCCTAAAAACAGCGTTACAGCATTTTGTGAATGCTGGGTTTGTGACAGACACTTTTACAATCCCTAAAACCGGTTCACAAATGCAAGTAGCACTTCACAGTTCTATTAGAAATGCAGTCGCTAACTCACTAAAAGAATTTGATAGATTTGGCATTTAAGAAAGGAAAATCAATGAACGAAGATTTTTATAATAGCGTACATTCTGAACTAGCTTCAGAAATTGGACAAAAAGCGGTAATCATTGCGACGCTTCAAACGCAAGTAAAAAATTACCATGGTTACATTCAAAAGTTGGAAGATGAAATGCAAGAACTCCAAAAGGCTAGCGAAGAAGCACAGGAAAAGCTTTTAGAAGCACAAGCGCAACTAGCAGAAACACAAGCACAGCTTGAGCAAGCACAAGCACAACTTGAAAAAATCAATAAAGTTCTTGAATCTGGTAAGGATTTGAAGGACATTTTTGATGAAGTAGCAAACAAATTAGAAGAGGAATAAAAAATATATGGAATTTAAAGTTATTAACAAATACTTGCAAGAAAAAGGGCGTACTTTTGTCGCAATCCGACAAGAAAACCCTTATACAGTCTTTGAACGTGTTTTAATTGGTGATCGTCTGGGTGAAACAGATGAAGCACTTATTAAGGCAGTATTGGGGCAAGTTTCAACCGAGTTAAACCCGGCTGAAGGTGTAAAGAAACTTCAGGAGGATTTGCACAAACAGGCGGAAAGCTATGAAGAAAAGCTAGCTGAAAAAGACGCAAAAATCGCAGAAGTTAAGGCAGTAGCTGACTGGGCAGTCCTTGCACGGGTAACAGACGTAGATAACCCACTAGATCCGACTGTCTTTAAACGTGGTTTGGAACTGGTTGACCTTGGTCAAACTGGCAAGACTTACCAACCGCAAGAAATTTTTGTGGTGGAAGATCCTGACCATGCGGAAGTTTATGGAGAAGGTAAACGCGTCATGGTCCAAGTCAATCAAGTCTTTACTTACCAGGGCGAAACCTTGAAACAGCTTGAAACCTTACACCAAAACGGGAAACTTGGACTTTGGAAGTGGACCGAGCCAAAAGAAACCCCGAAAGCTTCAAATGAGTTAGAAACGCAACCGGCGCAATAAACAATTAGAACCAGTATAGGGAGGTGGTTAAAATGGCCCTAGTGGACCTAATTGACAAGCTAACACCGGTTTTAGTTGTGATTATACCTAGTTATTTTTCCTTCAAAAGTACCAAAACAAGTAAAGAAGCAGACCAAAAATTAAGAGATCTGGCTGACAAGATCGACGATTTAGAAAAATCTGTTTTGAACGTAGAAGGGATTGGAGAAGATAACCAGAAAAATCTATCTATTATCGGAAAAGGCTTGCAACGCTTGCAACGTTTTCGATTGCAAGAAAATTTGAAAAACGCCCTAAAACGGGGCTACACTAACCAGCACGAAATAGAAGAACTTTCCCGCCTTTATGAGAGTTATATTGAATTAGGCGGGAATGGTGCTATTAAAGTGCTATTTGAACGGTTTTTAGACCTAGAAATTAAAGAGGAAAATTGAAATGAACCAAATTACTGAAATTGTAACCAGTGGGGCTATGAGCATTTTTGTAGTGTTAGTAGGTATTGTTGTTAATGCAGTAAAAAACTATCTTACAACGCGAGGCGGGAAGAAAGCCCTTGAAGTGGTTGAAATCCTAGCTAGAAACGCCGTAAATGCTACCGAGCAAGTAGCGGATAAGTTGGACATCCACGGGAAGGATAAGCTGGAATATGCCAAAACAAGCCTTATTGAAGGGCTTGAAGCACACAATATCTATTTAACGAATGATCAGTTAAATACATTCATTGAATCCGCTGTAAAAACAGCAAACGACGCCTGGAAGAATTGAGGTGAAAAACATGGATAAAGTAAAACTATTTCAAGATGAAGTGTTAGGCCGTGGGTTTGATATTGATGGCTGGTATGGCTGGCAATGTTGGGACGGCTACGCTAAATATTGCTTGTGGTTAGGCGTTCCATTCGCAAACTGTACGGATTCCGGTTACGTGAAAGACCTTTGGGAACAGCGGTTTAGCAACGGAATCCTTGATTATTTTGATGAAGTTGAAATCATGCAAAGCGGGGAAGTCGCCATTTTCATGGAAACGGCAGTTACGCCGGTTTCACACGTGGCTATTTTTGTAGGTGATATTGATGGCTCACAAGGTTGGTTCCTTGGTCAAAACCAAAGCGGTGAACCTGGACCGAATGGGGGCGCTAGCTTTGATTTAGCTATCTATCCATATAGCGCGCTTTATCCTACCGCTTTCCGACCAAAAGGCGAACCACTAGAAAAAGAAGAATTGAAAGAAATCGTTACGGAAGTTATGGCGAACCATGAAGTTCCATTCTTCCCTGAAGACGCTACTTTCACCGTGGGAGATAGCCCTATCAACGTCCGCCGTTATCCGGATTTAACCGGCGAAATCGTGGCAACTTACCAACCAGGTGAGAAGGTTCACTACGATTCTAAGGGTACTAATGCCGGATTCCGCTGGATCTCTTACGTGGGAGAATCTGGGAACCGGAATTATATGGCGATTGGTCCAGTGGATGAAGCCGGCAACCGTACTGATTTATGGGGTATGCTTGAATGATTGGATTCAATTCAACAAATTTAAACCAAACAAAGGGCGGGGAAGTCATTAAACAGGGTGACTTCTCTTCTCTTTTTGAGTTTGAGCTTTTAGATTACGATAACAAGAAGATCACTAGTTTAGATGGCCAAACCGCAAAAGTTAGACTTGGAAATAGCAAAGGGAAAATTGAAATTGAATCCCTTGTAGAAAATTCCAAGGTTAGTTTTAAAATCAGTAAAGTCTTACCAGTCGGAATTTATCACATTGAAATTGAAGCTGGTAACTATGTCTTTCCGAGCGATAGAAGCGCCAAGGTTGACGTTATCCAATCAGTCGAGGAATACACTAGCGAGCAAGTTGAAGGA